CATATCCATTCTTGGTGTTAGTGGTTTATCACTAACTTTTTCTGGTGACATACCTGCGTTACGCATCATGCTCATAAGCTGTCCAACTTGTCCAGCATCGTCAGCTGTCATTGAAATATTCATTGATGCTGATTCTTCTAATTTTTGTTTTTTGCTAGGAGCTTCAATAGCGTCCATTTTTGCAATCATATCTTTAAGGTTCATTATTTGCTCCCTACTGGTGATACAGTATTTTCCTTGTCGGTGATATCTGCGCCTTCACCTGGTTTAACGTCTTGTAACGGATCATTTTCACGCTCTGATCTAGCAGTTTCAAGTTCTTTTAATAAAGACATAACACGATTTGAACCAACAGCTTCTTGTGCTGATTCGCCTCCCATGTCTTCTGTTTCTAATCTAGTTTCATATGGACCTGCATCTTTTGTTGCTTGATACATTTCTTGTGGTTCGTTTGGATTACGTACAATAAGATGAGCTCTATCAATATCACAACATTGTGTAATATATTCGCCTAACACTTGTGGTGTTGTAGGATAGTTTAAGCCAACTTCGTAGTATGTAACTTCACAGTTACTAAGTTGTGGAAAGTCCAATGGACGTTCTTGGATTGGTGTCTTTTTGCCAGCACTCATTGACGCTACACTGTAACGTTGTAAGCATTGTTCTAAACTATCAGCACAATTTTCTGGTAGTTCGCCTGCCACTCCAATATTAAATTCGTATACTTTTTTAGCTTCTGCTAGGTATTTTTCAAACATGTTTTCGTCCTTATTAAATTATTTATCCAAATTCTTGAGTTTTTCAAGTAAACTATTACGGTCTGTGACTATATAGCCTTCTCCTTGAATCATATCTTCATCTGGTTTACCGTCTTTGTCCATCTTTTCTTTCTTCAGTTGGAGCTCTACCATTTTAAGTTTTTTGTCTAATTTTGCAACTTTAGCATCAAGTGATGTTTTTAACATTCCTCCTGCTACCTCAAACACTCTACCCGAGTATCTTGATTCAACATTCATCCCTAAGTCCATTAGATCGTCATATGCATCCATGGCTTTTTGGGCAACTTCGTTTAGCTCTGTATCAGCCATTTCACCTAATCCCTTAACTGCGGGTAGTGCGGCTGATATTTTATCAAACTCAGCAATATCTCTCAAGGTTTCGTTCTGTTGAGCTAGTACTTCTTTTTTATCTTTTTTCTGATCTTGTTTGATAATTTCTTTACTATCAGGTAAATCGAGAAGTTCTTCTAATTTCTTTGTCATTATATACTCACATTAACTGCTACTATTATTTATCGTTTTCCGTTATGGAACATGTCCTTTTCTGTAACTACTCTAAAACTAAGTCCTTTAGACTTACAGTATGCCCTTGCGGCTTCCCATTTTGCCATATTTAATGCAACTGCTAATTGATTATGTTTAGATTTACCTGCTGATTCCATAGTAACTTGGTTATCTGGTTTTACTTCAATAAGTTCTACCATATTTTTGCCCTTTTTAGTCTTATATTGAATAAAGAAATCAGGAACATAAATTGTCATCTTTCCTGTTAATGGGTTACGGAAAGGTATTTTTACTGCTTCGCTTGCCCATGCTTGTATTGATGGATTCTCATCGCAAAATTTCATAAACGCAAATTCCCAACTACTACGATAAGTTGGTGTTCTACGTCCTACATATTTTCCTGGATTTTTGGCTTCGAATTTACCTTGTGCAAAACGTCCCATGGGTTACCCCATTATGTTTCTTGCTTCTAGAGGAGTATTTGTGTTTTCGACTCTAAATCCTAATGTACTAATTTTTTGTCTATTAAAATTTAAAATACTTGCAACAGTATAACTTAATTGTAATTTATCTAGTCCTTTAAGAGTATCTAATAATTCAAATACTCTAACATTGTCAATCTTTGCTTGTTGCATTAATACTGCACCTGTAGATTGTGCCGCTGATTTATCAAAGCCTTTACTTTCTAAGAATCCAATTACTGCATCAACTTCATTACTTGGATATGCTAATTGTTTTTGATAATACGTATTAAAATAACGCTTAACTGGATCAGCACTATCTTTTTCTTTTTTTACTGGTAAATTTAACTGTACTTTGTCCATTTTATATTACCATGTCCATTGGTGGTGTTTCTGGTCCACTGAAACTATTTTCTTGTGCTGAACTAGACCGTTCTTGTGAAACTTGGCCGCCGTATTTACTAATCAAAGCACCTACACCTACTACTCCTGCGGCCAATGCCGCTGTTGAAGCTGATCCGCCGCCTCCACCTTTTGGAAATGCTACACCTGCAACACCACTTACATCAATGCCTGCTTTTTTACCAATGTCTCCAATTGCACTACCTAATAATTCTTGTCCAACACCTGCGGCATTTAATCCGCCTGCGTTTTGTAAAACATTTGCCGCTTTTAAAACTGTGCCAAAGTTTGCTTTACCACCTGTAATATCATCTAACACACCATATCCACCTGCTAACACTCCGCCTAAGCCTAATAGACTAGATGCTCCGCCACCCGATAATGAGTTTGGACTAGGAGTTTTATCATAATGTTCTTCAGCAAATCCTTTAGGTCCGCCTTTGCCTATTGCACCTCTGCTGTAATGTACAGTTTCGTATTCTACTGTCATTGTGTTTGCTACAACATCACTGGCGCTGTTATCCATTGTATCATGTTGCCAATTTGAAATTATAGGATTTATAAGTGTAAATGAAGTATATTTTTTACGTGCCATTTGACTAATAGTAATACTATTAAAAAACGGAGATGAAGCATCGTTATCAAAGCCGTATCTAAATTGTCGTCTGCCAAACATTCCTGCTCTATTGTAAGGATCAAATGATGCACCACCTGTGTCCGGTGATCCATCTGGTGTTGTTGCGGCATAATTACCATCTCTATAATAGTATCTATAATATGCTTCCCACATTGCTGTAGTAACACCCATATTATCATCATGTAATGTAATTTGAACTGGTTGGTAATCAATACGCTTTTGTACAATTTTTTTTCTGTTGTATTGATGTTTTACATCTGTTTGAATATTATATGCAGGTAACTGTGCAGTCTTAACAAGCATGTTAAGTTCGTTCATATGCTTTTCTCTTAATTGAGGAATAACTGCCGCCGCATCAGCATTAATGTTAAAACTAACATGATAAAGAAATTTTACTTTTGGTGATAATCTATGACTATCATCAACATATAGCCTACTACCATGTGCGTAGTCACCAAGGCTACCTTTAGGGTTTAATGCACCCGATACTACGTTATCTAAAAATCCGTTTAAGAAGCTCATACTAATATTTAGCCTTTTGAATAAAGTGGGTAGATAATTCAGTCATAAAAAAAGGGACATTTCTGCCCCTTAATTTAAATTTTGTTTCGTTTAGATAGCTCCGCCGCCTGTAATAGCAGTATTAATAGTTCTACCTACTGCTGTTCCTAGTCCTGTTCCTTGTGGAGTTTGGATTGCATTGTCGTATCTAATATTCAATGTAACTGTAACTACTTCAGATGTTGCATAGTTAAGTGCATTATAGTTTGTGCTTTCTAAGTAACAACCGTATAATTCAAATGTTTCTAATACGCTTGCTGTGTTAGCACCGTTACCACCATCTAGTATTTCGATTCTAGTAACAAATTTATAATCTGCACCACTTGCCGCACTTGATTGCTCAAAGAAATCAAACTGTTTCTGTAGTTGTTCGCCAACCATTTTTTGTACATTGTTACTTACATCTTCACGTAAGTTCATTGTAATTGGTTCCCAAGTATGCTTACCTGCTAAGAACACTTTAGAGTTGTAAATATCAACTGTCATTTGTTCAAAACTAACGTTAGGTCTGGATACGTCCATAACTTGTTTGGTTAGTTCTGTTGACGGACTTGATACTCCAAAGTTCTCCAAAGATACTCTAAAACGGTATTGCAGTTTGGGCATTAACAATCCCTGATTAGATGCACTCGCGTTACTATCTAAAGGTACTGTTAATTTTGAAAGTGTTGAAATTGCCATTATGTGCTCCTATTACTTTTATTTATCATATTATAGTCCGCTAATTTCACCAGTGTTTTTAAGTCTTAATGGAATGTAAATAAACTCCACTGCCTTAACTGGTTCAATAGCAATATCTAAATACAGCTCGTTTCTATCAATTCTACTTGGAGTATTGTTAGATTCGTCACATACAACTAGGAAGTCATATAATGCTCTTTGAGACACTAGCTCAAGCATTAAACTATCTGCTTGTGCTTTGATTTCATCACGTGTGATTTTATCATTTGGCTCAAAGATGTAAGGCTTAGCAAGTTTCTTAAGTTGTGATCTCAAGTAAATTACTAATCTTGCAACGTTAATTCTATCCAATGCACTTGCATTTCTAGCTCTAGTTTTTTGACCAAAGTTTACAAGTCCTGCTCCTGTTAAGAATGTAATTGGGTTAATGTTATTAGCATAAAGTGTATCACGCTGTCCTTCATTTAATGCAATTGACTTAAATTCGCCTTCTGCATCAATGTATCCTGCGGCACTTGCGTTTGTAATTCCACCACGTCTTGTACCTGCTGGTGCAAACCATGGAAACGATACTTGATCGCTCAATGCTAGTGTTCTTAGAATACCGTGACTTGGTGGAACAACAACGTTGTTACCTGCGTTATCACTTGTAAACAAGCTCGGGTAGAACATACCTAAATATTCATCTCTACTAACTGCACCATTGTCATTATCTTCAACAGCCAATGCAGTGTTTGAACCCCAATTATTTAATGTAGTTCCATCACTCTTAAGTCTTACTGGACTATCACCAACGATAAATGCTGTTAAACCTCTATCATTGTTTAGTGAAATCATTTCGCCAATTAATTCTGGATAACTTGGTGCCGCCATTACGTTAAATAATCTTGACTCGTCATCTCTAATGTCTTGGTTACTATTAACCATTGCTTGTAATGCTTGTATAATAACTTTACGCTGTGCTTTACGTCCGAAGCTACCTGAACCGTCAACTTGGTTAGCTGATTCAGTTATCCATCTGTGTGGATAGTAAGCCGCCATACTCACATCGCCCATTCTAATATTTTTCTGGGTAACATCTATATGATTACGTACAAATTTCTTAACGTTAAATCCACTTCTACGTAAGTTCCAAAGCAACATACCTTTTGGATATAGTGCAGGATCCGGAGCATCAGTGTCTAAATGATCACTAACTAATAGTTCTGGAATAGTTCCGCTTGGTGCTAGTGTAGCTGTTCCGCCACTTGTACCATAACGTGCATCAGCAAACAAAATACCATCTTCTGATGTTTGGTCGCCTTCGTCTAATGCTAACCATTTTGCTAAGTCCGAATTATATTTGTGTACTTGTGGATAGTTTTCTAAGTCTGCTGTTGATACCCAAATATCACCTGTTACTAGTGCAGATGAACCGTCTTGTTGTGTAGTTGGTTCTGTTGCACTTACAATTGGTCCTAAAGGATCAGCTGAACTATAAACGTTTTGGTAGCCTTTCCATGTAGTACCATTGTGTACCATAATATCAACTTCGTCAACAATACTGTTGTACCATAATGCACCATCAGTTGTTAATGCTGTTGGAGCATTTGCACTTGCAGTTTGTGTTAGGATCTTCCAGTTTGAAGCGTGGAAGTCATAAGTTGAATCGCCTGTTGGTGCCGCATATAAGTTTGCAGTACCTGCTTTTGTTGTATAGTTAAATGCCGCAAAGCCAATTAATCCTAATGCACCATTTGTATCTTTAATGTGGATTTCTCCGCCATCGTTGTGTTGGATAATAACTCTATTACTTGCGTCTACACTTGCAACAATGTTAACAAATCCTGCCGCGTTAATTGCATCAGCAATCAAGTCTGCGTCACTTGCCGCGCCTGTTGCTGTTACACTTAATGCTTTACCTGTTGCCATAGCCGCTTGTCCAACAATACTTTCTGACATTTGGAAACCGTATGACTGACTGCTTAACTGTGTTGCTACTGCACTTGAAGTAATCGAAGTTGCAGTTGAACTGTTTCTTGCAAAAATTGTAAAATCAAATTCTTCATTTTCTGCTTCAGTAGTATGTGCTTGTACATATAATTGACCTAATGCAAGCCCAAGTCCACCAGTAGTTTTATCTAAATTAAAGATAGCCGCTTGGTGTGTCTTATAAACAGGAGCTGGTTTGTCTTCCCATAACTTAGTAGTACTATTGAATGCTTTAACTTTCATTTGTACACCTAAATTAGCGTCAGTTATTTTAAACCAAACACTTCCTGTAGGTCTTGTTTTTGTATCAGCTGTTTTAAATCCTGGAACTGCTGTATGTGGAGCAATTTCGTATGCTGGTGAATAGTAAGTTCCTGCTGTTAGACCTAAGTCTGCTAGTAGTGTACCTGAAGCACCTGCTGAAATAGCAATCGCACCGTCATCATCTGTTGAACCGTCAGTTGTATTTGTACCGTCACCAAAGATGTTTAATTTTCCGTCTACAACACTTGCACTTACACCTGTAATACCTGCGCCTGTGATATCAGCCGCATACTGTGTAATTGTTGTTCCTGTTGCCGCTAAAGTTGTTCCGTTAATTACAATAGTTTGTCCTAGTGTATGAGTACCTGTTGCAGTACCTGTTACAGTTGGCCAACTTTTAACCCAATTAGCTGTTCCTACTTTAACCCATGCACCTGAAGAATTTTTGTAGTACACTTTGTTAGTAGTTGTTGTTGTTACTACTGCATAGTCGCCTACTGCGCCTACTGCACCTTTAGGAACACCTGTGTTAGTTTCACCAACTAGGTTAACCTTATTTGTAATAACTAATGGAGTTTTGTTAGTGAATGACTGTCCACCAGTAACAGTTACGGCATTGCCGTTCCACTCAAATATTCCGTATTTTGTTAATGCTGTGTCAAACCAATATGTTCCGTTTGCTGGATTTGCCGCTGGTGCACTTGCACTTGGGCTTAATTCGTCTAGATCAACATCTGCTCTTACAACAAATGCTCTGTTACTAACACCCAAGTATGAATATGCCGCTTGCAAACCGTATTCGTTTAGTTCGCCGCCGTTTACTGGATTGTTACT